GTCAATAACTGTTCAGCCTTGATCAATGGAACCAATGTTGGCCAGCGTATGATCGTCAACGATTTGCTTGCTGCGCCGGTCTTCAATGCCACCGTAACCACAGGTTCTGGCGGTGGAAGTAATGTCGCCCAAGTGTGGTGGAATGGCACTGCCTGGAAGATAGGATAGCACAATGCCTAGCACATCAGCAAAGCAAGCGCGCTTCATGGCGATGATAGCACACGACAAAGGGGCTGCGGCACGCACTGGCGTTCCACAGTCAGTCGCCAAAGAGTTCAACCGCGCTGACAAGCGCACGGGCATTCTTCGAAAGAAGAAGCGCCCATTATCGGAGGATGAAGAATGAGTGAACTTGAATTGCAGGCTCTCGGAGCTATTCTTCGAGAGATGAAAGAGCATACCGTTCATCTGGATCGTATCGCGCGCGAGCAAAAAACCATCCGCGAGCTAACCTCGAAGTTCGTTAACCAAATGGTAGATGCCGAGAAGGAGATCCCGGAGTATGCTCGGCGTTTCATGAACTACTACCATGATTGCCACGATGTCAGGTATATGTATGAGAACCTGGGACAGCCAGTGCCAGTTCATGTGAATCGCGAGATCGAGCGCTGCGATGATCGTTATCGACAGCTGCTGGATAAGCTTCACGCTGGCGGTGAAGCGTTCGAGAAGATCAGGCGGGAGATGGCAGCCGATCCCAATAATCGTTGGGATCACACTAAGTTTCTAGGAAAGCCAACGGAGAAAGACAATGGCAAGGTGGAGACTTCTTAAATCTCACTATCTGTGGACCACTCACATAGATGGCACATCTGACAATGAGTGGACGTATGAGGAGACTAATCGGGACACTGGTCGAAGGGCCATAAAGCGGTACAACGTACCAAGGTTCTTCAATCCGGAGGACCCTGCTGACTGGAATACGAGGGACAGTGGCGACTGTGTTGTATGCCACGAAGGCAAGGGTCTGCCAAAGGATCACATCTTCACAGGCCCGCCGACCCTGGATATGGAACCGCTTGACTACGAGGCAGAGGTGCTTACCAAAGAGGTTCAGAGGAACTGCAAGCATCCCATCGATTCGCTGCCAGGCGATTTCACCCAGTCGATCCTCAATGACTTCCAGCGACAGATCGATGCTCTGGCCAAGGCCCAGCCAGTGACGCCGGTCAATGCCGCAGTTACCTTCCAAGAGTTCAACGACCTGAAAAGCCAGGTCGCAAAGCTCCTCGAAGAGAATGCAAAGCTTAGGTCTAAACCAGTGGAGATTAGGAAATGAAGCAGGGCAGAGCAAGTAGAGATGTTCGTGAAAGCACGCCAGTAACTCGGCCGACCGTTCACAAAGTCGATCCAGCGTACACCACTCAGCTTGGTGCATCGACCTTCTACAAGAAGGAACCGATGTACAAGGGCAGAGGATATGAGGCCCCAAAGCCTCACAGCGTAGCAACCCACAAGGGTGGGTCACAAGGGAGACACTGAATGAATACAAAGCAGATAGTAGAGCTGATTACTATTGCGACTGAGACCAATAAGTGGCCTCAGCTTTGGCACCTGCGCGATGCGGCGCTGAAGGAACTCGAGAGTGCGTACCTGTCAACCGTGGAAACCATTCAACCTGTGATGGTTGTGAATGGCAAAGAGGAGACTAAACATGGCAAGCAATAAGGACTACAAGGCTGAAGAGGACGTGGAGCGGGCGTTCTACCTCGTTAGTGCCGCACATCTTATGCGGGACTACCTTGGGACCTCCGCTTTAGCAGCGTCGTTCGTTCGTGAACTCACGACGATGAACGCCCGTCAGGCTGAGCGGGATGCGAAGGAGACCGCTGAGCGGGTAAAGGAGGAAGCGGCCGCAGCCCTCAAGGCTTCGGCGGCCGTGACATCGGAGTCTGACGACTCCCCTCCTACGCGAGCGCGGTCACGCTGATGGACATAAGGAGATAAAACATGGAAAAAGGAAGGGACATCCTCAGCGAGTACGGCCCCGACGCCAGCAATCCTCAAAAGGAAAGGGCGAGCAGGGGAGGCGTACTGCAAGCAAAAGTCATGGACTACGCCACTCCAGTTGGTCCCACCACGTTCGGACACTGCGGTCCAGGCCTCGCAGATCGAAATAACTATGGCAACGCAGGATCGCAGGGAAAGTATTCGAATCCAGCTTCTACGTCTGGTGCTCCCGGCATTGTTCGCAAGGGAGGAGTCAACGAGGGGGAAGAAGGGAGTCAACATGGCTAAGTGCCCAACATGTAAACAGGAAATGAAAGATTTGGGAGAGTGGCCATACAAGGACATCATAATTGTTCATAGATGGCACTGTGTTCCCTGTAACATCTTTCAAGCCTTTCCTGTCAGAGAGGTAAAAGAAGGAGAGGTGCGATATGGCTAAAGATATCTTGTCGGAGTACGGTCGTGACGTGCCGAAGAAGATGGCTGCGAAGGCCAGGTCAGGAGGTATCAAGGATGCGAGAGACGTTAACAAGTATCGACCACCCACAGGTCCAACCTCCATCGGAAACAGGGGTCCCGGCCTTGGAGGCGAAGTATTTGAAAGAGGGACGCAAAATCTCTCTTCCGTTTCTTGCTCCGAGTCGGGTGGACCAGGCCTTGGTGGGAAGAACAAGGGAATGGGGAGTAACCGAAAATGACCACTGATGTAGATATCGTCAATCGAGCCCTAAGCTTGATTGGGACTCGATCTACTATCGCCTCCCTGAATGAAGGCTCGAACGAGTCGATTGCAGCGAATACCTGGGTCGATGTCGTAAGAGACGAAGTTGCAAGGCTGGCTCCCTGGAACAGCGTTATGACGTTCAACACCTTAACGCTCATATGCGCTGCGCCAGGGACGCCAGAAAACCCAACGGGCCAACCTGTAGGAGCTGCACAATGGCAAAGAGGTCTTCCACTCCCGCCGTGGTCATACGAGTACAATTACCCATTAGACTGTTTGAGGCCGCTGTGGATAGTCCCCCAGTTTCAGACTGGGTTCGCTTCTGGAATACCTATCACTACTGCAGTGACTGGAGGAGCGCCAGCCTATTGGAATGGTCCCCCGGTGAAGTTCAAGGTGGCGACCGATCTGGTTGATCCGAACACTAACATTCCGTCGCCAGCCCCGCCAGTAGGGACTGGAGTTGATACGAAGATCGTTCTCACGAACCAGGAGTTCGCCCTGCTTGTATACAACAAGCAGATAACGAACCCCAATCTGATGGACAGCAATCTGCAGTCCGCATGGGCGATGGCCTTGGCTGGACGGCTGGTCTGGCAGTTAAACGGTAATGCTGCGCAAGCGAACATGAAGCTGCAAGAGGCCAACAATATGATAATGGCCGCTCGCAGCGTGGACGGTAACGAGGGCTTGACCATTAACAATGTGACCCCTGACTGGATCAGGATTCGTGGGATAGACTACCCATATGACCAAGCTTGGTCCCCGAATATCCAGTATGACTGGGGCGCTGTACTAACGTTGTACTGATGGCTGACAATGTAATGCAGCATTCGTTTGCGGCGGGCGAATTATCGCCTAGCCTGCTCGCGCGGACAGACCTCCCCAAGTATAGGTCTGGCGCGGCGACGATGCGGAATTTCTTCGTTGATTACCGGAGTGGGGCGAGTACAAGGACTGGCTTGCAGTTTGTTAATCAAACCAAGTTCGGCACCACTACTCGACTCATCCCATTCCAGTTCGATGTGAACACAGGCTATGTCCTGGAGTTCGGTGGTGGCTATATCAGGTTTCACTTCCAAGGTGCAACCATCCTGTCTGGTGGTATACCCTACGAGGTTGCATCGCCGTATGCTGCGACTGATCTTCACTTACTCAAGTTTGCTCAGCTCACCAACCGGATGATCCTTGTCCACAACAACTATCCTCCATACGTTCTGACAGCCTTCGGCCCTACTAATTGGACCCTCGTCCAGATTAACTTTGGTACAACGGTAGGCACCCCAACGATAACCAGCGGCACTCCGACGGCCTCCGGTTCAGCCAACTATTCCTATATCGTTACCGCTCTTGATACCAACAATCAAGAGGGCTTACCAAGCACTCCATTCGCAGTCAATAGCGCTGTAAACATTCAAACGACGGCAGGCTCTATTAATTTGGTTTGGGGCGCTGTCAATGGCGCTACCTCGTACAATGTATATAAGGCTGAGATCGGGGTTGGCAATGTAGTGCCAGCTGGGTCGGCCTACGGCTTCGTTTCCAATGTGACAGGGACAAGTCTGGTTGACTCTAATATCCTCCCTGATTTCTCGCAGAGTCCCCCGATATCAGAGAATCCGTTTATCTTCGGCTCGGCTATTACAGGTTACACTATCACGACCCCAGGCACTTATACATCTGTTCCAACGGTAACTATAGGTGCTCCACCAGCTGGTGGCACCACTGCGACGGCCCTGGCTTCGCTTGGTCTAGCCTCTGCGACCTTCAACAATGGTTCCCCTTATGACTTCACCGCCAGGATCAGCGCTGGCAATCCGACTGGTTCGACATTCACCATACCGAATGGTGTAGTTTTCCAGATAGATACTGTGAGCTTGATTAGTCAAGCAGGGGCCTTTAACAACTGGAAAGTCACTGGTCTGCACATTGCAGGTCGTGGCTCTTTCACGTCTGGTACTCCACCAACCACAAGCAATAGTTCTTCAGGGCTCTGGACTACTACCATCCCTGGCTTTGGAGCCTGGAACGGTTCAACTCTCAGTTCGATGGTTTGGGGTGTTTACACTATCATAAATGTTCAAGGAGGCTCCGGCTATGTCTCAGCCCCATCAGTCACTTTCGCTCCAACAGGAGCAGTCGCAACCGCAAACCTCGGTCCCCAGTCAGGTGGAAATCCGGGATGCACCTGCTTCTTCCAACAGCGACTTTACTTTGCAGCGACCGCAGTTAATCCCACAACCTTCTGGGCAAGCCAACCAGGGAACTACTACAACTTCAACGTCTCAATCCCAACCATCGACAGCGACTCCATCACGGGAACGCTCGTAAGTATCCAGCTGAATGCCATCAAATCAATGCTTCCAATGCCAGGTGGTCTGTTGCTGTTAACAGATGCTGGGGCGTGGCAGTTATCGAGCGGTGCTGGTGGCCTTGCTTCGACGGCAGCGGTCACTCCGACTAATGCCACTGCCACACCGCAAGCGTACAACGGGATCAGCGACATTCCACCCTTGGCGATTAACTACGATATCCTGTATGTCCAGTCGAAGGGTTCGATCGTTCGTGACCTTGCATACAACATTTACGCCAATATCTACACAGGCTCCGACATCTCTATTATGTCCAACCACCTGTTTTTCGGACATCAAGTGATAGAGTGGTGTTGGTCAGAGGAGCCCTTCAAGACCGTCTGGACTATCCGTGACGATGGTGTCTTGATCTCATTGACGTATGTCAAAGATCAGGAGATGATCGGATTCGCTCGGCATGATACTGATGGACTGTTCAAGTCAACCTGTGTCGTGCGCGAGGGCCAAAACGACATTCCCTACTTCATCGTTGAGCGGAGCATCAACGGGGTGTGGCAACAATCTGTAGAAAGAATGACAACTCGATACTTCCCGTATGGGACTGAGGATGCTTTCTGCGTTGACTGTGGTTTTAGCACGATCCTCCCACAGCCAGCAGGGACTGTAACGGCGTCGAGCGGTTCCGGCGCCGTTACTTTCAGCCTTGATAGTCCGGTGTTAACTACTGGTGTTCTGCGGATGCTTGGTGGGATAGCAACTGTTACCAGTATAACAGGAGGTGGTACCGGCGGGACAGGGACCTGGACGCAGGCCATCAATTCGCCCTTGCCAGCCCCGTACATTGCTACGCAAGGGAACTGGACCCTGGCAACTCCCTCAAGCACTTTCACTGGAATGACCTACCTGAATGGAATGACTGTACATATCCTGGCCGATGGTCAGGTGGTGACACCGCAGGTGGTGAGTGGAGGCGCCATAACGCTCCCTTTCGCAGCGACCAAGGTCGTGGCAGGGCTCCCATATCAGTGCCAGCTTCAGACCATGTATCTCGATACTGGCGATCCCACCGTTCAAGGAAAGCGCAAGGCCATTCCGCGTATGACTGTCCGCACGCGCGAGGCCAGAGGTATCAAGATGGGCCGCACCTTCGCCACCATCATTCCAGTCAAACAGTTCAACGGAGCCACTCCTCCAAACCAACTTGTGACCAGCGACGTTTACTTCGTGATGGACCCCCTGTGGGAGGTCTTCGGACAGATGTGTATTCAAGTGGACGACCCTGTGCCAGCGAGTATTCTGGGCGTGGTGCCTGAGATCATCGTCGGTGATCTCTCGCCTAATGCGCCAAGGATGGGTAAATGAAAGTAGAGATTAGGCCGATCGAGCCTGTGCATCTTATAGGCTTGATTGAGCGGACCCAGTTCGCCTCCGTGCGTAGCGCGCGCGAGAGCCTGCGGCACCACATCCTCTTGAGCGAGGATGCCTGGACGGCGAGTTTGAATGACGTAGTGGTTGCGACCTGGGGCGTCATTCCACCGAACATGCTGTCAAGCCAGGCCTATGTCTGGGCCGTCGTTGCTGACAAGATCAGCGAGGACCCCTTCTATAAGTTCCTGTTCGCACGGTACTCGCAGAGGATCAGTGAGATCCTCTTGAATAAGTATGAGTCCCTGTACGGGTTTTGCTATCCATCGCAGACGGCCTCGATTAGATGGCTCAAGTTCCTTGGGGCCAAGTTTGAAGAACCTCAAGATGGTAGAATGATGTTTAGAATGGGGAGAAAATAATGCCATTTTTACCTGAGGCAGCAATACTGCCGATTATGATGATCTCGACCCTGGCCTCGACCGGAGTGGCTGCGGCCGGTGCTATGGAGCAGGCTAGTGCTACGCAAAACCAGATGAACTTCCAGGCCCAGGTGGCAAAGTTTAACCAGCAGATGGACATTGACCAGGCTAACAGAGAACGGATGCTTGGTGAGCAACAGGCCCAACAGCAGGGTATGAAAACCAGGGCTGAGGTCGGGAGCATCATGGCGACACAGGGCGCTGCAGGGCTGGACGTGACTAGTGGATCGCCGCTGGCGGTGCAGCAAAGCGCACAGAAGCTTGGACAGTACAATGAAGCGCTGGTACGGAACGACGCTTCAAGGCGGGCCTATGATTATCTGGTCAAGGGCTTCGCTGACGAGGCATCTCAGAATCTGTATACCTTTGGCGCACAGCAAGCTCCGATCGCTGGAGGCCTGAAGGCCGGTGGCACTGTGCTGGCGGGAATTGGATCAGTTTCAGAGCAGTACGCTAGGTTTGGCCCTGCTAGTACCTTAGGTGCTTAATGCCCAGAGTCCCTTATGAACCCTACCCAACTATGACTGGCGCTGAGGTCGCTGCGCCAAGGGTAGACATACCCACTTCGCCCGCTTTGTTTGGCGCAGAGATTGGGGCTGGTGAGGAAGCCCTCGGCGCTGGTGGACAACAGCTGGCTCAGCACATGGCGAACATCCAGAATCTCCATGATGAGGCCTCGGTTAATGAGAAGGTGACTCAGAATTTCAAAGATATCGATATGATGAATGGGCGCTTCATGCAGCAGTCTGGGGATGTCCAGGGCGCTACAGTGGGCTACCATATCGACAACATGCGAAGGGCCGTCGTTGCTGGCTCAGAAGGGATGTCACTCAATCAAAGGCTACTGTATAACAGGCAGACCGAGTGGAACCTTCGGGCGCAGATCAGTAGGGCTGTCACGTCGGCCGATAGCTCGATGCACGCTTATACTAAGCAAGCGCTGATTGCAGGGTTTAACAATGATCTGGATCACGCTATTAGGAATATAGATAACGATGCCCTATGGCATTTAGATTTGCAGAGCATGAACGATAAATACAATAAAGTAGCTGTTATGGATAATGTTCCCGCTGAGGTGGCGGAGTTTAATAGACGAAAGCAAATGGATATCGTAGCTGGAAAGATGGTTAGATCGTTGGCGCTTGGTCCGAGACAAGATGTGGAACATGCACAGAAGGTCTTGGACTCGATGGCTGGGCCAGATAAACTGGGCCTGTCCTTTCCGGTTCAAGAGCAGCTGCAGGACATAATCGATAAGCAAACGATGGTTATTGACTCACGTCATTGGACTACTCAGAATACGCCAAATTATGTACCTGCTATTGGGAGCGATTCAAGTCCGGACGGTGCGTTTGTTAACCCTGGTTCTCCTCCAACTGAGCCAATTCCACCAGCTGCGCCAGCGCCGCAACATCCTGAGATCAGGTCCGAGATTGATCCTGCGCAAGATGCGCTTAACCGTGGTGACTACCTGGCCTACGGCGCTGAGACCTATAGACCACATGCTCCAAAGGTTCAGCTGGCGGCCTTACCAAGGGAAATGACGAGGGACCTTCCAGCTAGGGGTGGAGCAGAGGTTACTTCAGCGATCGATGATGCTTCGCAACGCTATGGTCTTGACCCAGGCACTATGAGGGCAATCGCTTCGATTGAGTCGGACAACAAGCCTGAGAGTAACCGCAGGGCCACTACACAGTATAAGGGCCTATTCCAGATTGGCAAGGATGAATGGCGACGCTATGGCGAAGGAGACATTTATAACCCTCGTGATAATGCAATGGCCGCTGCGAGGATGATTGCAGACCACAAGGCTTGGTTCCGCGAGCGCTACGGCCGGAATCCCTCAGACGCTGAGTTGTATATGATGCACCAACAGGGCCGTGGTTTCTTCTCTCGCGGAGCCATGACCAACATACAGGGCAACCGTTACCCTGGTATGAGGGGATCACAGAGTAGGGCTAGCTTCCAACAGGGCTGGGCTAATGAACTTCAGCGGCGTAAGATGCTCCTAGCTGAGCAAGAGGCAGGGGCCTGATGGCATTAATAAGCGCGGCCCGGTATGGTGGGCCTCAAGAGTCGATTGTAGAGGACCCTGGCGAGGCGCCTGTCCAGACAGCGCAAGGCACTATCCTCACGGATGAACCAGGCTATGAGCCTCAGCCATACGTCCCTACCGCAGCTGACGTAGCGCCAGACCCTCAAAGAAACATTACTGAAGAACAGAACTGGATGAAGGACCTTCAAGAGTATGCCAAGAAGTATCCGGAGGGACCGCAAAGAGATACATTTATCGGTATGACTATGCGCAATATGCGTAACAGTATTGCAGCGGTGAAAAACTCTAATAATTTAATTCTGCAACAAGACAGAGAAGCTTTAGATAAGGTACTATACGACACCAGTAAATTCGAAGGTCGTGGGCCTAGGAACGATCAAGAGGCTACACAGATTAATCCTGCTTGGCCAGCCATGAGCCAGCTTGCATTAGATCATAGTAAGAATGAGATTCAGAAAAGAATTGACGCTGCGTTCAAGCATAATAGTACAGTCGATGTGCCACCGACAGCTGCACGGACGGCAAGATACGATCAGGCCAGCGCGCTGATTGACAGGGCGATGCGAGGTTATGCTGGCGTAGATAAGTATGAAGTATTGAGACAGGTCAACCCAGCAGCGCTGGACCTCACGAAGTTTCAGACGAAGGACTTACACGACAAACTCATACAGTTGAATAAGCAGCGGAACATTGACAACACAATGAACACTTACATTGGTTGGGCACAGCCAATGCTGAACCGAGCGCATATCCTTGCGACGAACGATGACAAGATGCTCCAATTTGAAGGGGCACTATCACGAGAACTGAAGAACCTTAAGTCAACATCGAAGGACCCTGAGGCTCCATTGACTCGTGAAGAAGTCTATCAAGTCACGAGCCAACTCCTGCAAAAGGAGCAGTACAGCAGGGGTCCGTTCGGTGGTAGCACCGTGTTCGAGTTTGAGGTCCCGAAGGGCTACATGACACCTGAGAGGATCTCTAAGTTCCAGACGAAGTTCGGACACTTGCCAACACCGCAGGATATCTACGATCTGTACAGTGCTCATAAGGCGATGGTCCAGACAGGGGAGCAAGCGCCAGAGGAAACTGATCCACGGTACGTTACTGAGTCCTATAAAACGAAGCAGAAGTAATGGCTGAACCCGATCCCTTCGATGCGGTACTGAATCAGCTTGCCGTTCAACGGCAGACTGTCGATCGCCAGTATACTCCTGACGATCCGTTCAAGGCCTTGAATAGGGACTTCGCAGACGACGCCCAGGCCAAGGCCATAGGCTCTGTCACGGCTGATCCCAACAAGGCTGCCAAGAACCTCCAGTTGTCTACGGATTCTGGCTTTGATCCCTCGGTCGTGGCTGGTGATCCAAAGGGTGTGGAAATAGGACAGAAGGCGAACCAGGCTAGTGAGTATGTCGGGAAGAATAGGTATCTACAATCGTATGTAAGGAAGCATGAGAACTACGCCGAGATCTCTAATGATGATTGGGAGAAGCTGGATGAAGTAAGTAAGATGTTCGCAGCGTCTGGACTAATTGATGTGCCTGGGATTGGGACGGTAGTGGCGAGTCAAAAGCTGGCGAAACAGCTTCCAGGCGGGAGCTTTATTAACGGGATTTATCAGGGGATAAAGAATCTCTATGAAGTTAAGCCGAAGGAGGCATTCTCCACCACTGAAGAGTATATCGATTATCTGAGACAAAGGGAGGAGAATGAAGGGAATCTGGCCTTCCTATTAGCGCAGCTGTTCGTCGGTGGTGGAGCCAAGTTCCCTGCCGCAGTCGATGTCCTGCGGTCCACTCGTGAGTTCAACAACTTTATGAAGGATTCTGGAATGAATGTCGGCGGTGCTCGCTGGCATCCAGAGTTCGATGACTTCCTTGACGATCCAAACTTTAGACCACTCGGCCCACAAGAACTTGCTACGATGCGACCAGGTGTTCGCCCTGGCGAAGTGGGACCGCTTAACCTGGGCGAGCGGGACGAGGTTACAGGAGAACCAAGGCCAGCACCACCACCGCTCCTGCTTGCTGCGCCAAGGCCTACCACTGTAACGGAACAGATGGTTCGCGCCGGTCAGGTCCCACCGACTGGCATTGATCCCCTGATGGACAAATTCCACCAGGCCTTGATTAAGCATGACCTTGATACCTTCGATCAAATCATTGCTGCAGTGCAAGCATCCAACACTTATGGGAGAAGCCAGAAGGCTGTGTCGGAGTTTCTCCAGACATTCCTTAAAGAGACCAGCGTTGGTGTAGACCGTGAGGCTGTAGAGAAGCTTTATAACAAGCAGGTACCAGGACCAGGCGATGGTCTGCTTGGGTATGTCCCAGACATCGTCGAGAGGATGGCGACTTCAAGGGCCACTGGGGTAGATGTCAGGATTCCAATGGCGGACTACGTAGCCTTCACCGATCCAGCAACTCATACAGCGCTGCGAGATGATCTCAGGCTTAGGCCAGATGGGATCACTCGAAATGAGGCGATGGCGCTTGGAACGATGGACCCCGACTCCATACCAAAGACGCTGGAGCAGGGCATTCGCAAGTCATTCTATTTTCAGCCTATGTTCCTCGATCAAAAGCCTGTCGGCCTTCCGGCAGGAATGTACGCCAAGTACTTCAATAAGATTGTGAAGGAAGGACAGGAGAGGCTGGATAGAATATGGAAGGCTTCGCAGCGTGACGTTGCAAGGGAGCAGACTCCTGAATGGAAGGCTAACCGAGTGAGGATCAAGGACCAAGTAACGACTGATACGAGGTATGATCCAGGCGTGCGCGCGGACAGGTTCTTGCGGATGCAGGAGCTACCTAACGGAGTCAGAGTATCAAAGGTTAAGCTTCATGCTTCGACGCTTGAGCGCTTTGTGAAGGCGGGGCAACTACCACGGTCACTGCTTGAAAAGTATGGTGATGCTAATGGACAGATGCCTGATGCTATTGCTAACCTTCTGGACTTTAAAAATGGAGCGGAGCTGATTAATGCGCTCGCGCGGTTTGAGAGGGCGCGTGGCGAACTGGAGCCAAGGCAATACTTCGATCAGTTGGTGAAGGCTGAAACCGACAAGCGGATGAAGGCGCAGTACGGGGACCTTGCGAAGAACATTTATAAGGAAACACAAGAGCGGGTCCTGGCCGAGGACCAGATAGATGTCTTTATTGACGAGATGTATATGGTCGCCAAGCTTGGAGGTGTCGATGCTCCAATGACGAAGGCGGACCTTCAAGCGTTTGCGAGACAGGAGTTCAGAAAGGAGAGGGGGACTGATGTAGCGTTTGAAACTTATAGGAAGGCGGCGGAGAAGTCTGGGAGAGCGGCACTAGACAAAGCTCTATCCAAGAAATATCTAGAGTCCTTTAAGAACATCCAAGAGAGAATCATCTCGACCTACATGGCCAAGGAGTCCCTGGCCTTTGAGCGCCGGATGAATAAACTCAATAACCTTATTGAAAGGTATGGGACTAACAATACTGTTACCGGCGTGGCACAAGAATACGCTAATCAGATTCATAAGATCTTCGAGGACGTTGGCCTGCCTACGATACGGAATCCGATGGAGCTGGCGAAGGCTCTCAAGATAGATGGGTATGACTCGCTGCCAGCGTTCGTTGGAGCGAAGAAGGCGGCGGGGTATGATCCAGCAGTCGACACTGAGTTGATTGGCCTAGGCGATAACCATCCGTACAGCAAGTACACAGTGGCGCAACTGGACGCCTTTAGAGAATCACTGGAAAGCCTGGATAGGCTAGGAAGGATCGATAACTTTATTAAGTCTGCTGGTAAGACGATCGACATACAGATCGCCAGGGCGAATGTGATAGCTAACGTAGAAGCCAGCGGTGGGAAGTATGCGCCTCGACACCCTAGCAAGATCGCTGAGAAGGTCAAGGGCATTAGAGATTTCGATGCTCTGCTGACCAAGCCAGAGCAAGTGGCCGATTGGTTTGATCGAGGAGACCCACTCGGGCCATTTAATACTTACGTTTTCAGAGCGCTGTCAGATGGACAGCATGTTAAGAACGCTTTGATGAAAGAGCTTGGCCAACGGATCAGAAAGCTACCTGGAAAGAAGAGCATTGCGAAGCAGCTGAATGATAAGATAGAGAACAATACGCTGGTGGACTGGCAGACCGGCGAGATGCGAGAGATGAATGTCTCCGACTTGCTTGGTGTTATGTTCCATATGGGGAACGAAAGCAACTTCAAGATGCTGACCAAGGAGTTTCGTGTAGGGACTGGACCGAACAGCTATACTGTGAAGTGGGACCCAATGGCTGTCAAGGCCTGGGTAGACAAGAACGCCACCAAAGAGCATTGGGACTTCGTACAAGGGGTATGGGACCTGTGGGAAGATTTCCTGTGGCCGAAAATGGAGGAGATGGCGAGGCAGGTCTCTGGAGTGCCACCGACTAAGGTGGAGGCTAGACCGATTAGAACTCGGTTTGGTGATTATCGTGGTGGGTATTCGCCACTGCAAGCGGACCCTGCGTGGATAGGCGAAGCGCCAGGGGCAGAAGAAATGTTTGGGATGGGCCGTTGGTTCAGATCACTTCCAGGCAGGCACTGGGAGTATGAGCGGACTAATGCGGCATATCCACTCGATCTAAAGTATAATGCCCAAGTGCAAAGGCTCAGCGAAGCTGTGCATGACCTGGCAATGAGGCAGCCGCTGATCCAGGCCTGGAAAATACTGGGCGATCAACAAGTCCAGCTGGCGATTAGGAAGAACTTCGGGGAAGAGACTCGAAGGCAAATGATCTACTGGCTGAAGTATGTTTCCAATGGGAAGCTTCTTTCAGATGATGCATTGACTGCGCTTAACCAAGTGGCCCGTTGGACCCACGACAAGATCACGACAGCGCAACTCCTGTACCGCGCCTCTACTATTATCAAGCATAGCCTCGCTGCCGGTATTAATAGCGCAGCCGAGGTTGGTATGGCTCGCTACGGCTTTAACTTTTTGAAGCTATATGCGTCGCCTGAAGGCTGGCGAATGCTCAGAATGATGAACGAGAAGTTCCCTGCACTCCGTGATAGGATGCATGACATGGACAGGGACCTTGGCATTATGTACGACAAGGCCATTGGATCGAACCGTTACTCTGACTACTTGAAGTTCTTCGGTGGATGGGCAGTCGCTAAGATGGACCTACTCAGTGCTTACCCAACAGCCTATACCCAGTATCAAAGAGCTATGCTCGCGGGCATGGACGAGCAGGAAGCCATCTTCACAGCTGAGAAGGCTATGCGGAATGCCCACGGTGCTTCAGGCATTGTGGACCTGGCGCCTATCCAACGAGGTGGGGATTGGCAGAGGCTGCTCACCATAGCGTACAGCTTCTTCAGCCACAACTACAATAGAATGAGAAACATCGGAAGGCAAGCTACACAGTTGCTGTTGCCGGGGCCAATGCCACGTCTCTCCATCACTGATCAGCGTGATCGGGATCGCACAACTGCTAGGGTGTTCATCGACTTTATGCGGCTCGCATACAGGTTCGCTGTCTATGTACCATTGACTGGAATGCTTGTGCATTGGGTACAAAAGGGAAATAAAGAGGACGAGGAAACGCTCGAATCGATAGAGAGGCATATGGCCGCTGGGACTGTAGAAGAGTTGCTTGGCCCGATACCTTTGGCTCGTGAGGCTGCATACTCGGTGGCCGACCTTGTGGATCAGTTATATGGCGAGGGCACTGTCCCTCATGCATTCAAAGACCCAATGGATCAGCCTGTTACACAGATCATCAAGACTCTTTTTAAGGGTGTCTCTGAAATGGCGAAGCTGGCCTTCGGAGAAGAGGCGAGAAGGATCGATGTGAAGGATATGATCCTGGCTATCCATATGTTGAAGAGTATTCCAGGCGCGGGGCAAATAGGGGCAACGGCGCAGTTCTGGACTGACGTGGAGATGGGTCTACAGAAGGCAGACACGACAGGCGAGATGGTACGGGGCACACTCTTTGGTAGATCTAATCCAGATGAACCTATAAAGGTTCCTCGTGCTCGAAGCGGCAGACATTGGGGAAGGTGACATGAAAATCGTAATATCCTCCGGACACGGCAAGTATATCCGTGGTGCCTCTGGCATCATCGATGAAGTAGACGAGGCACGCAAGGTCGTGCCTGAAGTTGCCACATGGCTCACAGTTAACGGGCACGAAGTGGTGGAGTTTCACGATGACGTATCGACTACCCAGAACGAGAACCTCAATCGCATCGTCAACTTCCACAATAGTCAATCGCGTGACCTCGATGTTTCAGTTCACTTCAATGCTTACGTTCCTACTGATGGTGGGCGTGGCGTTGAAGTTTTATATATCACTCAGGAGGTCCTGGCGACGGAGGTGGCCAGGGCCATCTCTGCCTCCAGTGGTCTCATCAATCGTGGTTCGCATAAGAGGTCGGACCTATACTTTCTGAACGGGACAGAGGAACCATCCATCCTCATTGAAGTGTGCTTCGTAGATGCTGGCGCTGACTGCGAACAGTACGAGCAGCACTTCGAGGATATATGCAAGGCGATCGCACATGCTGTGGCATACGAGGAAGAAGGTGTTGAAGATGCGAGACTTCACGCAAGGGGAAAGGTCAGCTGGTTTGGCGGTCCTGAGGACACTGGAGTTTCGCCGAGTGAAGGTCTGGCTTTCATATACGATGTGGAGGACAAGCCCCATATCTTTCTGGAAGAGCAACCTCCCGGAACAACGGGACTGGCTCGACGCCTTGATCCTGCGACTCACTACATTGCGATGCGCTGGGATTACGACGTACATTCCAAGGACTATCTCGCTGGGAGTGCGATGGCACTGGTGCGTTCTCCAAAGACGGGTAAGGAGTTCAGGGCGCATCCTGCGGATTGGGGTCCTCATACCAGCACTGGAAGAGTCGCAGACATAAGCCCTGGACTAATGCAAGCCCTTGGGATAGAAACAGATGATGAAGTGGAAGTGGTTTTTCCTATATAGCATTCTCACTCTGACTGCGCCAGATGGTAGGTTAATCTCCTTTGACCTAGTCACAGGTATGATAATCGTGCCTATCACTAATGAGGCCCACTGTGCGCGCGGGAGTCAGTCGGTAGTGACACTGGGTACTAGGTCAATATGTGTTAGAGAAACGCCGGAGGAAATTAGGAATAGAATTAATGAGTGCTGTAATAAGTGATCCCATTCTTATATTCTGCCTTGAGCATCCTCGACTTCACCATTACCTCAATCACCTTCGCAAGATGCTGGGCTTGAATACGGTTCCGCAGGAAGCCGAGAAGGAAGTGCTCTGGCACAGGGCCATTCAGCTTCTTCATCATTTCCTTGACGTGGAACCTGGCATCCTCCATTGATCTTGACTCTGCCGTGGCAGTCATCTGCCGGAAGATCTCTGGCATCCTGGCCTCGGCATCAAGCAACCAGGCGCGAGCAGTGTGGAAGTCCTCAGGGTAGACCCGGAGTTCGTTAGTGCGGGCGACGCTGGCAATGAGGCTAAGCTTAAGGGCCATCGTTGTTCGGCGAGTGTTGTAGTGTGCAAGGCGGTTGTGCTCTGGCACAGGAGGGGCTCCATCGTTGCGCCAATCTTGGATCGCTCTCTTTGCCTCCGGTGTCCATACGGCCTGGCCCACAAGGTTGAGTACTCCCCTCAAATCAATGACCAGGTCCTCGTAGATCTGCTGATTATACGCGAAGTCAGTCTCCTCTCCGAAGATATCCGCCACTCCTGACAAGGGATTGGCGAAGATGAAGAGGGTCCTCGAAGTGAAGCCCTGGTCCCATGCACCCTCTGGAAGCAGGTCGCTCAGGTAGGATGGAGTGGTCCCTGCAAGAATGCTTAGTTGAGTGTTGTCTATGCGGATATGCTGAACCTTCCCGGTCCTTCTCCTTTCCTCATACAGTTCACAGTCGTATAGCTTGGTAAGGACTCCCATGAACTGGGCCTCATAGGACACCAAAAAGTTCTGGAATTCAGATGATATAACTTGAAGGGAATTGAACTGGAAGTAGTATGGACGGAGGACCTTGCGAGTGGCGAGCTGCAAGGTGTCGATCAGGGATGCCGCGGTGACACTGGACGGGGCAATGCAGATGTCCTGAAGTTCACGAAGGATACGCTCGCTGAAGGACATGAGCAGGGACTTGCCGGTGCCAGGGGGGCCAACCAGTACAGTATAAAGGTTTGGGAATAAGATTCCCTTGTTGGTCTGGTTCCAGACTTTCCGCTCAAGTACTGATGCTAAGATACCAATGCCTGCCCATTTACGAAAGACCTCGGGGGCCTCCATGTTCTCAGTCAGTCGAGTGAAGGAGGAAATCCAGTTTGGTAGGCGCCGACCGCTTGCGGGTTCTTTGGTCTGCTCCGTACCACTTGGTAAGGCCATCAGGGTTTTCTTTTGAAATCGATGCCCAGTTCCAGCCTACCTTAGCTTCGCTTGGTATCACTAAGGTTCGCCCGTGACGCAGCTCAATGGGGACCTTGATCAGGTCCAGCACGAGCGGTACCACTTTGTCCTCCTCTTTTTCTGGATACTGAATGAGAATGGCGTCGTGGATTTGAAGTAGCAGTTGACATACGTTTTCCCTCCACACTTGCAACATGCCACGGTTCAGAATGTCCCCAACCGAACCCTGTGGATCGTAAGCTATGGCTTGCCTAACAGTATCAGGGTCATCGCGCTTACCAAAGAACCAACGCCTCCGGCCAGTAAGAGTATCGAGGCGTCCGTTCTGGCGAATTTCTGCAGCCACATGCGAATGCCATCGCTTATGGCATGGAAACGCTGTGAAGTACTTGGCCTGAAACTCTGCGATAAGTCTAGCGTCCAGTTTAGTATGTTTGGCCATAGTATGAGGTTGGCCGTTGTAGTTTGTCCCGTGTCCAAGCACCTTCGCCATGTGTCGAAAACTATGTTGTCGATAGAACGGCTTCTCAGCCAGTTCTTTATCTCTTGCTCGATCTCCGGTCCAGTTAACTGCTGACCCCCATGCAAGACGACAGACGCTCGTATGAAGATCTCCACTTTCACAGGCATCAAGGTATATACCATCTCGAAAGAGGTTCCACTCAATTGCTCCGACAAGGCGACTCTCCGCTTGTTCGAGGTCCACATAAGCGAACTTCATTCCCGCATCTGCGACAAATACTGATCGCAAGCGATCTTCAATGTTTTGCAGATTAGTTCCAGTTCCGAAATCTGAGAGTGAAGAAGAGAAACGACCTGTGCTGGTCCCTGCAATGTTGTACGACGTTCGCATCCTGCCATCAGGGTCAATATCGGTTCTAAGTACGCTGATTTTCTTAGCAAGATCTCGCAGCCCAAGGATATGTGAGATAAGCGGCTGTGCAAAGATGTAGTTGTCCAGTTGTTCAAGAGCGTTTCGATTAACAGTGGCTGTGTAGGTGAGTTCTCCGTTGATGCGGGAACGGTGCTTGATGGTCGGGAGCTTGAGCCTTTCATAGAATAACTCCTTTAGTTGTTTGTGACTGGCGTGGTTCACAGAGGCCATGCCAATGCCCTCGCGAACTATCCAGTTCAGGTTGTAGGATAGGTAGTCCATATCACGCTGGTACGCTTTTATCACTTCGTCACGCTTCTCAGCATCTACTAGGATTCCACGCAACCTCATCTCTAAGACCGGGGCTTGGAGGGCCTTGGAGAACTCGTATGTTGCGCGGGTCTGGTTATCGAGCTGGGGCTCGATGATGTGTAGAACTTCGTTGGTTACACAACAATCCAGGCCGTTATAGATCCATAAGCGCTCAGTCTCGGACTGTGGCATGTTCTGTGGTGTTAGCTCGTGTGTTTTTATAACCTTCATAATCGAGGAGGCTCCTTATTTTGGAGGATCTTCTCTCACCCATATAAGGGAGTATAGCTTTCATTATATTGGTGGCTTTCCTACCCTGCAGGGATGTGGCCCATTGAGTACTCCATCCCAGTTTCAGGCTGCGTTCGCTTCTCAAATGGACCTTGGAGTTCATGAGGTTGGCTACCTTTTCTATAACGTCCTTATCTGTAGAGCAAACGTAAATCCTTGGATAGGGATTCCCGCAGGTCCAGCTATGATAGAAGCTGCCTTCCCCTTCAAGGAGACCTGCCAACCAAGCTATCTCGATATCTGTCATTCTACCAACTCCTCCCTTCTTATCCCCCTAATCCACCTCAATCTAATTTGTTTCCCCAGCCTAGTAGCGTGGACGACCCCTGCCACCATGCCTGGAGTGATACCCAAGTCCATATAGACACAGACATAATCCGAGACTTCCAACCATGCTGCCGCAGCCGCCATACCCTTCTTTCGTTCCTCAGCGATACTATCGTTAAGTAGTCCTTTCTGAGCGTATAACAAGTGCGACGCAAATGGAGACTCACCACGATTGATGGAGTCTCTGAGACATTCCCTCCCGTATCTGACATTGCCAAAGCCCCCAGCGAAGGGTGACTCAACCACTACACGCATGATGGAACAACCAGTAGGTGTATAGAAAAAATATAAGGCCTGGAATTGCGAGAGCCATACAGGTCATGACTATTCGCAAGCACACTTGTTCGTAGAGTTCCCAATTCATTCTTCCCTCTTTATTGTATCATCTTTCGCTCTCTTCCTCATCGTTTTCCAAGCGGCCTCATTCGTATAGATACTTCCTAAGAAGCCAAGGCCCTTCTCACTTTCAGGGTACAGTGCATGATGAAGGAGCATGGTGTCATCGTCGAAGTTCTTTACTGGGATGCCGTATTGCTTCCAGAGGAAGGTGACATCGTAAAGACCGTTCTGTGCTGACTTCCTGCACGGGAGACTAAGCAACCGTGCAATAAGTTTCCATGCAGCCACCGCATCTTCATACTTTCTCCAGTGGAGACCATCATTATTTCTGGGGTCAGAAATCGGAATGACGTAGGCTGCGGAAGCTGAGGGTGCGAAGCCGATGCAAGTAATGTGGCGTCCAGACGTTTCAATGTCAAAGGTTATCTCCTTTGCATTCTTGAGAGTGTGCCAAACAAAGTTGAGGTCATCGGTAGTCTCTGCAACATACACTGTCCTCTCTGGCCTCCTGATATCAGGGAACTCTGCTTCTCTCCTGGCCTTGTGCAAGTCCATCACGATGATTGGCCTGACTCTCCAGGCGTCGGCTCCTTTGAAGAGGAGAGCGGGATGATAGGTTGGGAGTACCTTGAAACCTGCGATCTTCGGCGCTTTGGCTGCTTGGATAACTCCCCTAAGTTTAGCAATTCCTGTATTAAGCAGCAAGGCCCAGGCAGCTGTGTTACCCACTGCGATTGTAAGATTAGGCCGCACTCGCTGCAGCTCAGCATATAGGCGATGGACCTCGGGAAGATATTTTGGATGAAGATACTTCCCGCGGGAAAGTGAGGGCATTCCGCCCGTATCCGCAGGGCGTTCATCTGTGCAAAGATTGAGGATGTCATTGGTGGGCCTCGGTCTAAAGTTGAAGACGTTGGTGAGGTAACATTCATTCCTGCGTATGCCAGCTTCACCAAGCATTCGCATAAGTTCCATGCCGCTTGGTCCAACGAAGGCGGTCTGGCGCTGCTCCTCATGTTCGCCCCAGGCTTCCCCAACTATCGCTATCTTCATCAACATCAGATGAACTCTTTATTAAGTTCAATGCCAAGTATATGTGCCGCATGTAGCGATACAGCCGCTCGCAGTGCAGTTCCTGACCCACATGTGGGATCGAGAACAACGGAATGCTGGTCGATGAACATGCGAAAGAAGTGGTGCAAGACCTGTTCGGGTTTCGCAGACATGTGCTTTGACCTATCTGTTTCAGCTGCGTACGCATTTGAGACAGAAGATACGATTTTACGATCGCCTCTTGAGCCGAATAGCGCTGTTTCATATATCCTCCTCGGGCCGCGCTGTGGATCAGGGAGCAGCCCTATGTTGTCACTCTTCAACCAAACCAGCGGGAAGGGATCAATAATAAAATTGCTATGATTAGCGAAGAAAGCCAGAGTGTCAGCGTAGTTATGCATAGAAAACCAAAACATGATGTGGGCAGACTCTGTACATATCCTTTCGAGATTACTACAGAGAACAGTAAGCAAGCGCCAGTAAGTTTCGCCAGTGTCATCATATCCCCCGTGTACCTCAACTGAGGTTCCTTGCTGACGTTTGTCAGCGTTGATACCGTATGGGAAGTCACAGTGAATGAAGTTGAAACGTGGGCCGGAATAGGTCTTGACCCACTCAGTAAAATCCCTATGGATAACCTGGTAATTCTCTTGGCCTTTCTCTATAATTTTGAAGCCACCACGAGCTTCTTGAAGAGCGTCCTTATCACGACTTATTTGGTTCTTGATTGAGGTGAGAGCGGTTGAGAACTTTGCCTTCTGCGCATAAGGATCGCCATCTACGAGCCTCTGGGCGACCAGTAAGCTTTCCGAGACAGAGGCCTGCTTCATTCCTATCTTCTTGGCTGTGTCTTCTTGACTCCATCCTGGATCATCCTCAAGATGGAGGTTATGATATTCTAAGACGGCCTTACACTCATCTTTCCACTCGATATTGAGACGCTTAATATTTTCTTCGAGTTCTATAGCCTTAAGTGTGCGACCATCGACTTCGTCAACATATTGACAGTTGATCCGATCATACCCCAGTTTCTTACAAGCGGCCAATCTACGTTCACCCGCGACAAGTACATGATCTCTGGTTATGACTATAGGATGAATAAGGCCAAGCCTCCAAATAGAGTCGGCTAGATTATCTACATCGCCAAGAGCGCGCCTTTGTCTGGCGGCGATTGTGATCTGTTCTATTGGTATACTATGGAACTCTCCAGAAGTCATAGCTCCATCCCTAGGTCCTTTAGGAAGGCTTCTGCTTCCGCTTCGTCTGTTTCATCTTCGCGTTGGCTTGGCATCATTTATCTCCCAGTTAATGAGCAATCCTATCGGTTTCCGATAATATGGTTGTATCCCTGCCCCCATTTGCGAGGGCAGGGAAGGCGACTAGACGTGAGCGGTGCTCTTGACGACGTTGTAGATACGGGTGCCGTCTTGACTGTTCTTATGGGCCAGCTCCACGACCACTTGCTTACCCATTGCCTCCGGAATCATCTGGCGGAAGCTCGACTCTGGAATACCGAGATGGTCAACCAAGAACTGCTTCATCCGGTACTTGGAGTCGTTAGTTAGCCAGACGGTGTGCTGGATCTTCTTGTCGCTCAGCGAAGCGCCATTCAACACCTCATCGAGTTGGCGCTCATCGACCTTGACCGCTTGGAGCGGTTTAATGTTGAACTGAACAGCGTCGGTCTGGTTCTGTCCAAGCTTTACAAACTCAGGCTGTCCATCGATGATGCCTATGTATGTTCCGATTGGGAGTGCTTTTGGCGCTTCTATCTCATTTACAGGCTGGTCCAGTATTTCAGCGAATGTCATATCTGTCATGTTATCCTCTTACTATCTTGAAGAAGTCTGCTAGTCCAGTTTCGATCGGCAGTTGTGGCGACAAGCCGAAGGCCGCCGCCGGACTCTTCAGGTCCACCAACGCAGTTGGAGTGAACCTGATATGACGCTTGCCGCCGACCGTTTCGCACAGCGCCATATTCTCAAAATAGGTAGGGATGATAGGGCCGAGGGCCTTGCCGATGGCAGTGGGGTAGCCTTTCATGGTGCCATCTGGCCTATCGATCCAGTTAACATGGCTTATAACTACCACATGGCATTTGAAGTGGACAGATGAAATGGTGGATACTGTCTTATCCACTTGCCTCTGTGCGTTGTAGAACCACTGACGTGGGTCTTTCACCGAGGGATTCATCCCACTGATCCAGTTAAATGCTGCGGTACCCATAAAGGTCAGAGAGTCGAACACAGCTACTGTGTCGAGTCCCCATTCTTTCGGCTTTGATCCGTCGGTCCACTGATCAAGAAGCTTGAGACCTTCTGGCCAAGCCTTCGAAACGCCGGTAAAACCCTGTCCTGTAGTAGGTGCCGTAGGGTATTCATCACGGAGTGCCACATATTCGATATCCTTAAGTTTAGCGGGGCAGTGCTTCTTGACGAGAAGCGGTAGTATACCACCCGCAATCTTGTTGTCATAGTCCCACACCTTCAATCTGTAGTTGGCCTGGATCAGCGAAAACAGGGCTCCGGTCTTGCCGGTCCCACTGTCGCCGATCAGGACACACTTGACGAAGGCCTGCTTCTGGGCGTCCTCAAGAGTGGGCATATTCGCCCCTTCTCTTTAACTCGTTGGCGATCTGCTCCATCCTAATTCCAGCATTATATCTTTTCTCTCTTTCTTCCTCTAACCACTTTCTTAAATCCTCAGTTGGTACGTCTCTGTCACATTCATTTAACTTTAACGCTGCTAATCTCATTATCGGGCCTCCAGTGGATTCCAGGGTCTCTTCTCAAAGTCGCTATTCAAGTAGATGTCCCTTACACCAGGGTCCTTCGAGCATACCTTCCTAAAAGGGCAGCCTCCATACTTATGACAGCTCTTGTCATTCATAGGCCAGTAGTTCTTCGTGGCGAGTGCCTTCTGGAGGTCGAACCAGTACCGTAGGTCAACGAGCCATTCTTCGACTTGGGCTTCATTTCGGTAGGTGAATCCTCGACTAAATCTCGTAAATCCAACTGCAATCTGCGCAGCGTCGATAATAACTCCTTTAATTTCAGTCTTATATATGACCTTTGAGGCGAAGGCATAGAGTGACATTTGGTTATCAGGATCGAACTGATCAAAGTAAGACGCAGAAAGTGTTGTGCTAGTTGTCTTTCTATCCATGTCGTAGATGCCACTGGAATACTCCACTAGTTTATCAAGATGCCCACACAGTACATATGGCTGGTTTGGCGCTGGTCCCCAATCAAGATCCAACTGGAAAGAAAGCTCGACGGCTGGTTTACCATCTGGGAGGATAAGTGTCTTGGCAGGGTCATTAACGCCGAACTGATCGAGATACCATACGACTGATCGAACCAGAGTCTCTCGTGTTTTAGCATTATGGTCGCTCTTCCAGGGTCCTTCATCGGTCCATGTTGCCTTCATTAAATAGTGAACTGCTGCCTCCATAGCCTCGTCATGGTCAGAACCCGCAGCTCTGAGCCTGTCATACATCTCGAGGCCTTGGTGATACCACAAACCAAACTTGATGTTTACATTCTCATTCTTAGGTCGCCATCCTTCTATCATCGAGTAAAAGTATTTCCTTGGGCATTCCTTCAGCCAGCCTAGCGATGTGGAGTCATAGGCGTACTGAATGTTCCCTTCCAAGAAGGGTGAGGGTGATTGTGCCAACATTAGATTATGTCCAGTATGTCGTCGAGGTTAACTTCTTTCTTCATCTTCTTCGTCGCGCCAGCTTGCTTATCACCAAGTTGGAACTGTTGTGACTTTTCCTTGTAATACTTTATGATCTCTGGTATGTCCGTTTCACGAGTGAGTTTCATTGGGTCTCTGCTGAATAGTTCATTTATGTCGCTCAAAGGATTTCCTCCAGGTTAAGTTCGAGTTCATCTTTACTCGCCGCTTGCCTTTCTTCGATCTTCTTCTCCACCCTTTCACGATATCGAATGACGATCTTGCGAATTTGCTTAGCGGCACCCTCCTTAGGGTGCATGTACTGTAGCCACTTGAAGTCCCCCTTGCGGAGGTTGAGGATAACTTTTTCGAGTGGGTATTCTTCCTTTCTCACTGCCATGTTGGCGCTCCAGTAAAAAGAGGTGGGGAGTTTCACCCCACCCACCCAAGTTTTGCTGCAGCGTGTTGGTGCCTAAAGCGCTGCAACAAGCTCGTCCAGGTCGCCAGCAGCGACAGCCTGGGCCTGCTCGACCCGCTCCCGCGCCAACGACATGATCTCGTCTCGGTACTTCTCGAGTACCTTCTTTGCCAACTCAGTGATCTTCGAGGAGTCGGCGTCCTTACGCTTGATCCCCTTCTTACGCATTGCCTCGTACACTTTGTCCTTGGAGATCTTCATCGCCTCGGACAGCACTGGGTCGCGCGGTCCACCTCCGCCAACGCGAACGCCAAACTCGTAGGACGCAGCGTAGGTATCGAGCTGGTCCTGGAGTTCGGAGAGTTGATCGTCGGTCAGCGAGCCACCATTGGCGACCTTCTCCACTGTCCGCGCAAAGTTGTTGCGAAGGTTCTCGTGGTAGGTCTGATTAAGCGCTGATGCTTCGTTAGCGGTGAGTTCATGACCCTCTTCGTAGCGGTCAGAAACATTGAATGTGTGACGTGCTATCGTGATTTGGTCCGCCATTGCGGTCCTCCTTGTTGCGGGACGTATCGCCCGTATGGTGATCGAACCATATCGGGGCCATATTGTCAATACCCTTCCGACATTTATTTTCATAAATCCACAATCTTGATGTTGCCAATATCAATCTTCTGGATTTCGATTGCATTGGGGCCAATCTTCCTGACGCTGAAAGTGTCGAAGAGCGATCGACCGTGCATGGTGTGACCTGGATCGGGATAGAGTACTCGGTTCTGTTCCCGATCCAGCTTTCGAAAGTTCCACAAGCGATACATGAAGTTGTCACGAGCCCTGAACCCGCCATCGAACTCGAGGCGAACGCCATTTGACGAGGCGGCGGCCCGTTCAAAGACCTCCTTGGCATCGTTGTAGGATAGGATGGACTTACTCGCTCCCACCAAGTTCCTCCTTTAAATGGCCGAGCAGGACGCTTATCAAGTTAATGGTCTCACGTGCGCTGAGCATGAACATGCCAGGCCTTCGATACTCATATGGCCTGCTGGCCATTTTGAAGGTTTCCAGTTGTTTCATGCTCATTGCAGGGAACTTCTTCTTTCGTGGATATATACCTTTAGGCATCTTTCATTACCTCCTCTAAAATCACTGCCAACTTGTCTAGGTCTTTGTAGTCCAGCTTCTCTAGTGATGGCAACAGCAACTCAGGACTCTTATCAACTCTCCGCAACAAGCCACGGATATCGTCGGCTAAGTCACCCTTCGTCGCTTTCATCATCTTCAGGGTCCTCCTCTCTTTCGAACCAGTGTGTGTCCATGAAATACAACGACTCTTTCGCCCTTGTCTCTATAACGTATCTGACGTTTTGCTCTTGTTCGAGTTCTTCGTTTGTGACTGCGAACGCCGAGGGTATTCGCCACGGATCAAGATGATAGACGGTTTCCCACTCAAGGCCCTTCGCCTTATGCCCAGATAAAAGCTGTATAGGTCCGCTCTGCGCGAAGAGGTCCTTGGCATAAGCGATAGCTGCTCCCAAAGTAGGTCCGAAAGATGAAAACACTCTGAGGCACTCAGCCTTATCCTTAACCGTTCCCTCCGGCTTACGGAGAAGTTGCTCTGCTTCCCATGCATCAATCTTCTTCCCTACTTGTTCCTGGGTTAGGGACTCTTCTCCAAGCTTAGTAAGAGTGCGAATAAGATTAGGGCCGATGTCAAAACCCACCAGCTTAACACCTCGGCCACGTCTGAGTAACTTAAAAGCAAGACTGATAAGAGGAGCATTATTACGACATATAATAGCAGCCCCATCTCTAATGGTGTCAGCATCCCAGGCTCCCAACTGCATGACAAGGCCTTCCTTGGCCCAGTCAGGCCACATCATATGAGGTGCACGAAAGTGGGCGTTCCTAATCACGGCCTTGGGGCAGCGAAAGCTGATGCTGAGGTTCATCTCTATCATGTTGAACTTCTTTTTAAGCGAAGCCATGCCCGAGCTTTTGGCACCTCTAAACCTGTAGATTGACTGATGAGGGTCCCCCACAGCGATGAGTCTTTGCGTGACGAGGCGCTCAAGCATGGCATGGTTGATCTCACTAAGGTCCTGGACCTCATCGCACATGACAGTGGGAAATCGAGGGAATGCTCCTCCAAACAGTGTGGACATGTATATCTGATCGTCAAAGTCAATATGTCCCGCATACGCTTGCTTGATGCTTTCGGTAAGTGCTGCATCAACGAGGGCGCGATCTGGATCGAGTCCTTGCTCATCAATGGTCTCCCAGAATTGTTCGGAGGTGGTGAGGCGGCTTGCCTGAGGGTACTTTCCGTCAGGAATGTAGCCAGCAAGCTTAGCCTTGCCGATGGACTTAAGGGTATCTGCGAATGTATCGTAGGCGTCTCTTCGGTCAGCAACCTTGAGCGAGTCGACTTGCGTCTTGAGGATTTCATAGGACTTCTTTGTGTTAAGGATTACCTTGGCGGTGATGGACTGCATCCAGACCCGATGGCCAAGTGAGTTCAAGGTGCGAGCCTCGACGAAGCTTGGAAGCTTCTTCGCCATTTCCTCTGCGATGCGCTTATTAAACGCCAGTGATAGAACTGGCTGTGGTGACATGCGGGTGCAGATCATTTCCAGGGTCGTGGTCTTAGCCGCGCCCGCGAGGGCATTGATTAAGAGGTTGTCCTGAGTTTGCAGGGCAGCCTCGATGATTTCCTGTTGCTCTGATGTGGGACTGAGTTCAGTTGGGAGTTCTGTCATGAAGTTCATCTGGTTTCTCCTCCTGAATAATGATGGCTGGTGGAAAACTATGCGGTTTGGCTGTCTTTAATGGCTCCACAAAGACCACCGCAGCGTCTGATCCTGCAAGGTCATGCCTGGTACTCATGTAAAATGCACGAACTTCCTTTCCATCAAGGTCTAGCTTTTCTTTAAGAGTAAGAGACTTCCACCATTCGTTACTCGGACCAGTATCGAGAACGAGGCATGGTATGTTGCCCAAAGCTGCCTTCCAAGCGTCAGTCGGCCAGATCCTGGCCTTTTTAACGCTGTTGTTATCCTGCTCTACCTGTATCTTTCCCTCTATTGGAGTTACCTCACGACTGTAGAGGTGTCCAAGGAGACAAGTGCGATCGCCTAACGATCTACCTGGTTGATGCGCCCACTTTTTGAGTTGCTCTCTGATCTTACTAGAGTGTTTGATCTTCAATTCATCCTCCCTGTCGTGGCAAAGTTCGTAATCGCTTTCCTCATCAGTTCCAAGTTCTCCCCAACCTTCAAGAAGCCCGCGCCACGCACTGTGTTTTCATTCGAGTTATTGTGATGGCCTATAGCATAGGCCGCTTCGCTGGCCAGCCGAAGGTATTCCATAAGCTGGGCGAAGGCCTCCCCTTCTGAGAAGGCGCCACCCTTTGTCTCATATGGCAAGCGTGTCATTCGACTGCATCTTCTTCACGGACTTTTTTCGGGGCGTATTCTTTGTGGACTGCGGTTTCAATGTCTTGCTCCATACCACCAGCGGCCTCGAACGTCTTAACGAGCTGGTTGCGTTTATCAACAAGATGAAGGGAAATGCTATTCCACTCCTTGGCTATATCGGCCAAGTAATCCAGGCCTCGAAGGACCCACCCGTTAGCGTTGTCGAAGCATTCGATTGTAAGTAGCATCTTTGGCTTAACGTCTCCTGGTCCATTTGCCATACGAGGCTCCTGTGGTTTGTTGACTTTATGGAAAGGGTTAAGGCTCATAGATCATCTCCTATTGAGGCCAATATGTCATCTAACTGGGGTGGTGGTGAGACTACTAATGAACGCAACTTATACAAGAGGTAATCTATCTCGCCCAATTCCTTGTCCAGGGCGAGCCAATCTTCTGACCACTGCAGCGCCTCGACCGCCGCCTTTATTCGCTTGACGAGGTCCTGCTGATCTTGCATCGGACATAGTCCTTTTTGTCTAAGCATAGAGTGAATTGGTAGCCGTATTCCTTCAGCATCTTATCGAAGAGCGGGAATACATAGGCGTCTACTTCGTACTCTACGTTTGGGTGCTGATCCACTTCATTGAGTAGCTGCTCTATGGTCACGTCATTCTCCTGTGGGGTAAGATAGTCGTAGGTGAAGAGTGCTGCCAGTGATAGAGCATAAGCGCCTATGACCCAGTTCATAGCCCTATGTCCTCTAACATCTTCAGGAGTTCCGCTTGTTGCGCTGTGGCGCGGGCCTTGGCTTTATACTTGCGGTCCTTGACTAGGGCGCGCTCGACTTGGTATTGGGTGGGCTCGCCAGGGGTGGCGATCGGAATGTGCCCTGGCTTTCGCTCTTTAAGAACAGATAGAAAAAGTGATATTCCCTTCTCTGTGGCAGGGAATATCACAGTGTGCGCTTTGGTGCCGAGGGTTGGCGGGAACATTACATAAAGCTTGTCCCCGCGCAACCAAGTGTAGACGGCATAACTGGGAATAGGATAGTGGTTATTCACTCCGGTCAGCAGCATTGACGAATCCCTGGATTATCGGACCGTATTCCCAAGAGGCCTTTTCGTCGGCCACGCCATCCTTGAAGCCAGCGCTGTACCATTTGTCCAAGACTTTCATTAGGTTTATCTCGGCCCTCTCATGGTACTTGTCGAAATCCATATCTGGATCGTAGTTGTCGTGATAATAGCGCAGCGGTTCCATCGCTGCCCAGATATCATCGGCCATAGTTTCGGTTACTGCGTCATCGGGAAAGGACATTGCCAACCTCCATTAATCGGGAAATATAACCATATCACAATCTGGTGACAAAGTCAATCCCCCTTGTAAAATAAAAGTGGCCCCGCTGCGGTTCCACGGGAGTGGTGGCAGCGGGGCCGGGGCCAGTCGGCGGTTGGCTAGGACGACTGGCCCTTAGCGTAGAAGATTACGTCGCCAACCAAGCCTGATGCATACTTGAAGTTTTTAATCCACGCCTTACTGGCCTGGACGTTGAGCGGCATACCTTTAAGTAAGCCCTCCTCGTTCGCGTATGCTCTGCCACGCTTATACAGCACCCCATTCACTTCGAGCTTGGTGAAGTATGGGATGGTCTCTATGTAACCCGCGACAGCGGATTGCAACTGTTTGAGGTCTGGTGCCTTGGGCTGGACCGTGTGAATGATCGAGCCCTCGACGCGGATAATGAAGACGTTATACATTAGATCTCCCCCATCAACCAGTGAGGGTACGCGCCGATCTTCCACAGAAATTGATCCGTCTCTGCAGAACCATACGTATACAGGGCCATCTTTTTTAGATAGCTGGATGCCGCGTATGGGACATGATTGCTTCGCAAATAGAAATCTAACTGGCGAAGCGCGAAGTCCTTTATCCACCGATCGGCTTCTGCACATTCGTCGTGTGAGAAGGCCGAAACGTCGCGAGCGTTATTGATCTCGCGTGCGCGTTCTTCGTTCATGACTCCCCCGCTGACCGTTCGAGAAAGGTGTAGAAGCGCATGGCGGCTTTATCATTGTGCCAGTTCTTTTCAAGATAGGCAATGGCGGCTTTAAGCAAGTCGCCTTGGCCTTGTGCGTTAGCCCACAGTGCCCAAGAGCGGGCAGTGTTAACGCTGGTGAACAGAATGTTCATGCTCGCACCTGTGG